ACCGACCCTTGTATCGCATACTAACCGGGTAAACGCGGGCGCGGCCCGCCTCCTTTCCCCGAGGGTCAGCCCATGCAAACCAGTGACAAAGGCGTCGCCGCCCTCGAGCAGGAAGAGGGCGTGGTCCTGAAGGCCTATCGGGATGTCGTCGGCGTCTTGACGATCGGGGCGGGCCTGACCGCCGCCAGCGGTGTCGTCAAGCCGAAGCCGGGCATGGTGATCACGCGGGCCGAAGCGACGGCCTTGCTGCAAAAGGCGCTGCGCGAACGGTATGAGCCTTCGGTCGAAGTTGCGATGACGCGGACCGATAAAGCCCCCGTTGAACGCCCCCTTCAACACGAGTTTGACGCTGCCGTTTCCTTCCATTTCAACACGGGCGCAATCCGCAAGGCGACGTGGGTCAAGCTGTGGAAAGCCAAGGCCGCGCGCCTGACCATCCAAGCCAGCCTCATGCAGTGGAACAAGGGCGGTGGCAAAGTGTTGCCCGGCCTGACCTACCGCCGCGAACGGGAAGGCGCGATGTTGCTGGACGGGGTTTATCCGCGCATCGCAGCGCAAGCCGCAGCACCTTCGGCCTTCGCGAAATGGGGCCTCTCGATGTCGGGCGAGCAGATCGACGCCGTGCGCGAGGCTTTGCGGGCCTTGGGCTACGAGCCGGGCAAGACCGTCAATGCTGTCGACGTCTCGGCTGCGCGCAAGTTCCAAGCCGATCATGATCTGACTGTCGACGGCATCATTGGCCGCGCCACCCTGACCACGCTCCAGCGCCAGTTGGATGCGCGGCGCAAGGTCAAGGCTCCGGCAGCGGCATCGGTTGCCTCGGTTCCGGTCGCCACCACGGACTATGCCGACCAGATCGCCAATCTGCCCAACATCGGCCCGCTGCTGGCCGTGGGTGCGCTGCTGTGGCTGGCGATCATTGCCTATCGCTACCGCGACATCATCGCGGCTGAAATCCAATCCCCCCTGCCGCGCGTCGCGGCCTTGCTTCGGAGCTTCTGATGAAAGCCTTGACCCGTTTTATGGAAGGCGTCGCCAGCGCGATCCTCACCTTTCTTTTCGTCCTGCTACTTTTGATCGTCGGGTCGATTGTCATGTCGCCCGCCCGCGCCGCAATCATCCAGTGTGCGGGTGTCGTCGATCTTCTGGCCCAACTGGACAGCCAGCGCCACGAACGGCAGCTGTTCATCGGTCAGATGGGTGGCGGCGGCACGGCGATGCTGACGGCCAATCCGGCAGGCACGAGCTGGACGCTGTTGGTTGTCGGGCCGGAGGGCAAGGCCTGCATCGCCGCGTTAGGCCCCAAATGGCGCGCGGGGGATACTCCGGGTCCGCCCGCCCTCGGGACGGAGGGTTAAGCCATGAGCGCCCTCGCCACCCTCGCCCTGCAAGCGGGCCTGCCCGTGATCGAAAAGCTGCTGTCGAAGAAACTCGGGGACCAGAATGGCCAGTTGGCCACAACGGTGATCCGCGCAGTCGCCGAACGGGCAGGCACCACGCCTGAAGAAGTCGAGGCCCTTGCCACAGACAATCCGGGCCGCGTCATCGATGCCATGCGCGAAGTCGAACGGATGACGCCCGAGATGGTCGGCCTTTATGCCGCCGAGGTGCAGTTGCAGCTGGCGATGGCCGAGGCTGAACAGTCGGACCCGGCATGGATGCGCGCGTGGCGTCCGGGTTGGATGTATCTCTTGGGCTTCCTGTGGCTCTGGAACCTTGTCCTGCTGCACGTCGCCAACGCGGTCTGGAAGATCGCTCTGCCGCCGCTGCCCACGACCGACCTGCTGGCGCTGACCGGCCTGTTCCTCTCGCTCTACATGGGTGGTCATACGGTGCTGCGCGCACTGGGCAAGGCGGGTGAGAAATGAACCCCGCAACCGAGATCGTTCAAACCGTCGCCGCATCACCTGCCGATACGTCCGTCCAGGTGCTGAACCTGTGGGCGCTGGTGATGCTGACCTTCACGAACCTTGGCGTGGTGATGTGGAACATCTTTTCCGGCCCGTCGAAGCGCAACGCCGCCAAGCTGGATCAGCATGCCAGCATGATCGAGGGGCAGGGCCAGCGGCTGAGCAGCCTCGAGCAGGCGCAGAAGTCGATGCCGTCCAAGGAGGACGTCCACCGGATCGCGCTGACCATGGTCGAGATGCAGGGCGACGTGAAAGCCATGCGGGCCGAGATGGAAGGAAACATGGGCATCATGGAACGCCTCGAAGCCGTGGTGAGCCGCCACGAAAACCACCTGTTGAAGGGCTGACCGATGGCCTACGAAGACGAAATCCGCGCCAATGCCCGCCTTGTCATCCTGAAGGCGCTGGCCGCGCAGGTCGATGAGCGCCTGCACACCGGCTTCATCCAGAAGGAACTGCTGAACAAGGTTGGCATCGACCGCCCGCGCGCGTGGCTGCACGGCGAGTTGGATTGGCTGGCCGAGATGGGTGCTGTCACGGTGCTGAAGCCTGAAGGCAGTTCCGTGTGGATTGCCACCCTGACCGAAAAGGGTGCGCGCCATCTGCGCCGCACGATCACAATCGAGGGTGTCGACCGCCCCAGCCGTCCGGGGGAATGATCCATGGGCCGTGGCCGTCTTTCCTCGTTTGATCTGCTGCCAACCGAAGCCGAAGGAATCGTCGCTTGGGCGGCGAAGGAGCTTGCCGATCGGGAAAAGACCCAGACCAACATCTATGCCGAGTTCGTGGCCAAGTGCGAAGCCCTGATGGCCGAACACCGGGGCGAGCTGGAATTCGACATTCCGGCCTTCTCCAGCTTCAACCGCTATTCGATCCGTCAGGCGCGCCTGTCCAAGCGACTGACCGAAACCCGCGAGATCGTGGCGGTGCTGGCGCAGAAGCATGATGCCAAGGCCAGCGACGATCTGACCATCATCGCGGGCGAGATGATCAAGTCGGTCGTTCTGCACATGCTGGGCGACGGCGCTGATGGCGTGGCTCCGAAAGAGCTGAAGGCGCTGGCCGATGCCTTCCGGGCGGCACAGGCGGCGCAGAACATGTCCAGCGACCGCCGCGCGAAGGAAGACGCCAAGCTGGCTGCGCGCGTGACCGAGGCCGTCGACACCGTCGCCAAGGCTGCGGGCATGACCAAAGAGACCGCTGAGAAGATCAAATCCGAGATTTTGGGGGTGCAGGCATGACCGATGCGACCGGAGCCTACAATGTGACCGCTGACGAGCTGCGCCAGTTCATCGAAAGGGCCGAGCAGCTCGAGGCGGAGAAGAAGGACATCAACGAGCAGGAGAAGGAACTCTTCGCCGAGGCCAAGGGCCGTGGCTACGACACCAAGATCATGCGGAAGGTGATCGCCCTGCGGAAGCGCAAGCCGGATGAGATCGCCGAGGAAGAAGCCGTCATGGATATGTATAAGTCGGCATTGGGGATGCAGGCATGAAGCGTCCTGCGACCCGCTTTCGGGTCTATAGCTTCTCTGACGGTTGGGTCGCCTGTCATCCGGCCATCTGGAAGATGCACGGGCCGCATGTCGTGACCTTGGTCATTCCGGTGCGAAACTCGCGGTGGGACTTTCGCGCGCAAGATGGCAAATTTGGCCGGACACCCTTCGAGGCTTTGGAACGCATGAAGCGTGAACTCGCCGCGCAAGGTCTACAGCCATGAGCAAGATGCTGACCGCCGCCGAGTGGGAAAAGCAGCGCCAAGAGGCGATGGCCGCGATGCCTGCGGTCATTGCCGAGGTGGGCCTGCCCAAGGTGCTGCTGCCCTATCAGGCGCGCACCGTGTCCTTGCTCGACAGCGCCTGTCCTGTTCTCTTTGTCGAAAAGTCCCGCCGGATCGGCCTGACCTGGGGCCTTGCCGCCTATGCCGCCCTGCGCGCCGGTCGCCAGAAGAAGGCGGGCGGCATGGACGTGATGTATATCTCGTATTCCCGCGAGATGACCCGCGAGTTCATCGACGCCTGCGCGATGTGGGCGCGGGCCTTCGATGTGGCAGCAGGCGAGGTCGAAGAGACCCTGTTTGACCAGGATGACGCCGACAAGGCAATCAACGCCTTCCGCATCAAGTTCGCCTCTGGCTTTGAGATCATGGCGTTGTCGTCGGCCCCGCGTGGGCTGCGCGGCAAGCAGGGCGTGATCATCATCGACGAAGCGGCCTTCGTTGACAGCCTTGCCGAACTGCTGAAGGCGGCGCTGGCCTTCCTGATGTGGGGCGGTCAGGTCGTGGTCTGTTCGACCCATGACGGCGTCGACAACGAGTTCAACACGAAGATCCAAGACATTCTGGCAGAGCGGTCGAAGTATCGCCATATCCGCATCGACTTCGACCAAGCGCTGCAGGAAGGGCTTTACCAGCGCATCTGTCTGGTCACCGGCAAAGAGTGGACGGCGGCGGGCGAGGCGGCTTGGCGGCAGGACATCATCGACTTCTACGCCGACGGTGCGGACGAGGAATTGTTCTGCATCCCGTCGATGTCGTCGGGGTCGTGGCTGACTGCCCCCCTGATCGAAGCGCGCATGACGGTCGAGACGCCGGTGCTTCGGCTTGAATTGCCGCCCGACTATCTCTTTCGGCACCGGCTGGAACAGCTTTCCTTGATGGCCCCGTTTCTGTTCGACCTGAAGGCGCAGCTGCGCGCCATTGACCTGAAGCCGCAGTTTGCCTTCGGGTCCGACTTTGCGCGCAACGTCGACCTGACAACCGGGTCTTTGATGGCCATTGAACAGCGCCTTAAACGGCGCGAGGTGCTGGCCTATGAATTGCGGAACGTGCCGGGCGACGAACAGAAGCTGATCGCCAAGACGGTGCTGGAGGCCGTGCGCCCCCGCCTTGTGGGGGCTGCGTTCGATGCCACCGGCATGGGCTGGACCGTGGCCGAGGACATGGGCCGCATCTTCGGTTTGCGCGAAGACCCCGAGGGCGCTGGCCTCGTGATGGCCGTGAAGTTCTCGGAGGAGTGGTATCGCCTCCAGATGCCGCCGCTGAAGGCTGCGTTCGAGGATGATGCCATCGCGCTGATCAAGGATGCGGACCACCTGAGCGATCTGCGGGCCGTGAAGCTCGTGCGCGGCATTGCCCGTGTACCGGTCCTGCGCGAAGGCGAGACGGGCAAGAAGCGCCACGGCGACCATGCCATTGCGGTGGCACTGGCCCATTACGCCAGCCGGTTGCGCTGGTCCGAATACAGCTACCAACCGGCCAGCCCTGCTGCCAACACCGCCGCACCTGACAGCGGCATGTATCCCGACGACGAGCAGCGCGACCCGTATCGCCCGCCGCTTGGTTCCGGCCTTAGAGGTGCCATCTGATGCGATGGGGCATGCCTAATTCAGACGGTCTGCGAAGACACTTTGCGTTGCTTCCGGTGCGCGTGGTGGGCGGCGGATGGGCGTGGTTGGAATGGGTAAAAGTCATCAACGTCTACCCTCGTGCCTACGGTGTCTGCGGTCCTGTTCGTGAGTTCTATTTGATCGAACGACGAGAGTTGATTGAACGACAAGAGGTGATCCCTTCACCGCTGAACTCTCCACCCCCTCCATTACCAAAGAGATAGCCGATGAAATCCCCCGTCCTCCTCGACCATCGCGGCCAGCCGATCCGGCGCGCGGACCTCACCACGGAAGTTGCCGCTGCCACCGTCGGCGGTGTTCGCAGTCCGATCTCGGGGTATCCGGCGGATGGGCTGAACCCGTCGCGGCTGGCGTCGATCCTGCGCGCCGCCGATGCGGGCGATGCAACCCGCTATCTGGAACTGGCCGAGACGATCGAGGAGCGCGACCCGCATTACCTCGGCGTTCTTGGCACCCGCCGCCGCGCGGTCAGCCAGATCGAAGTGACGGTCGAGGCCGGATCGGAAGATCCCGAGGACGAGGCCATCGCCCAGATGGTGCGCGACTGGATTGCCCGCGACGAGCTGACGGAAGAAATCTTCGACATCCTCGACTGCATCGGCAAGGGCTACAGCTTCACCGAAGTCACCTACGAGATGTCGGCGGGCCAATATCGCCCCCGTCTTGATTGGCGCGACCCGCGCTGGTTCCGCTTTGCCCGTCATGATCTGGCGACCCCGATGATGCTGGACGACACCGGCCAAGAGGTGCCGCTGATTCCCGGCAAGTTCATCTTCGCCCAGATCAAGGCCAAGTCGGGCCTGACCCTGCGCTCTGGCCTTGCCCGGCTTGCGGCATGGGGCTGGATGTTCAAAGCCTATACGCAAAAGGACTGGGCGATCTTCAGCCAGACCTATGGCCAGCCGGTGCGGATCGGTCGGTTCGGTCCCGGTGCGTCGGAGGCCGACAAGGCGACGCTGTTCCGGGCGGTGTCCAACATCGCAGGCGATTGCGCGGCGATCATCCCCGAGTCGATGAACATCGAATTCATCGAAAGCGGCAATGTCGGGGCCAGCCACCAGCTTTACAAAGAGCGGGCCGACTGGATCGACAAGCAGATCTCGAAGGCGGTGCTGGGCCAGACCGCGACCACGGATGCGGTCGTGGGCGGCCTCGGGTCGGGCAAAGAGCATGGCGACGTCCGCAAGGATATCGAAACCGCCGATGCCCGCGCGCTGGCCGCGATCCTGAACCGCGATCTGATCCGGGTCTGGGTGCAGTTGGAATATGGCCCGCGCAAGGTCTATCCGCGCCTGCGGATCGAACGCACCGAGCAGGAAGACCTGAAGGCGCTGTCCGAGGCCATCGGCCCGATGATCGACCGTGGCCTTGAGGTCGAGCAGGGGGCGATCCTGAGCCGTTTCGGGCTGCCGGAACCCACTCCGGGGGCCAAATTGCTGCATGCCTCGCGCGGCGTGGCACCTCAGACCGCCCCCCCGCCCGCCGTTTCGGAAATTAAACGCAATCCAGACGTTTTTAAACGGGTCGGGAAGGTTTCAGGGGCGGAGACGCATCTGCAGGCCGAAGACCCCTTGGCGGGCAAAAAAGAGGGGGGTTCTGCCGAGGACGCCCTGACCGACCGGATGATGGTCGAAGCCGAAGCGCCGATGGAGGCGATGATCGCGCAGATCGAGGCGATGGTGGGGGCGGCAGGCAGTCTGGAAGAGCTGCAGCAGATGCTGCTGACGGGCTTTCCCGATCTCGATGCCAGTGACCTGACAGCGGTCTTGGCCTTGGGGCTGGTGGCGGCGAATGCCGGGGGGCGGGTTGCTGCCGCGGAGGAAAGCCGTGGATGATATTGACCGTGCCTTCGCTCGTGTCGCTAGGCTCAGTTCGGACGATCTGAGCGCGATTGCATCGTGCGTCGAGCGATCTCTTGCAGCTGGACATTCCTTTCCAGAATTTCAGCGACGACTTTCGCACCTAGTCGTGTCGAAGAACATCCATCGAGAAAGCTCGCCGGAAACTTCACAGGGTTGCCCGTGATGTTGGCCATTTCCAGAACGACCAGCCAAGCTTTCAGCAGTTCCCTGATCGCCAAACGATCTGGCGCAGGCCATGCCAAAACCGACTCTGCTTTCAGTATGCTGTGTTGGCTGAGCTTGGCGATTGCCGCCGCAAAATCCGGCTGGTCGGAGATCAGGACCTCTCCAAAGCCAATGGCCTGCGAGAAGCCGAACAGAACTTTTCTGACATCACTGCTCATGGCGAGACACTAGATGGCTATTTCCGATTCGCCTATCTCCGCAACCTTCGGGAAGCCGTTCAAGTTTCAGGTGGCGGCGTTCCGGCTGCGGCTGGCCGAGCTGAAGGCCACGACCGGCTGGGATAAGGAAGTCTGGCAGGCCGAACATGACCGCGCCTTCATGGTCGCGGGCGCAATCCGTGCCGATATCCTCGCCGACCTTGCGGCGGCGGTCGACAAGGCGATCTCGCAGGGAACCACGCTGGAAACCTTCCGCAAGGACTTCCGCAAGATCGTCGCCGAGAAGGGCTGGAAGATCTCGCCCGCAGGTCAAGGGACAAAGGGCGGCGAGGCGTGGCGCACGAAGGTGATCTACAAGACCAACCTGTCGACCAGCTATGCGGCAGGCCGTTTCGCGCAACTGACGCAGGCGGGCTATCCGTTTCTGGTCTATCGCCATGGTGCCTCGATCGAGCCGCGCCTTCAGCATCTGGCGTGGGACGGGCTGGTCCTTCCTGCGGATCATCTGTTCTGGAAGTCCCATTGCCCGCCCAACGGCTGGGGCTGCACCTGCTACATCACTGGTGCGCGGTCAAAGGAATCGGCGCGGCGCGTGGGCGGTAAACCTGAAAAGGAACTGCCCGCTGGCTGGCAGATGGCCGATTCAAAGACCGGCGCACCTGTGGGGATCGATCGGGGCTGGGCCTATGCGCCGGGGGCGTCCGTTGCCCAGACTGTGGCATCGCTTGTGCCGAAGCTGGAAGCCCTTCCCGAAGCTCCGTCGATCGATCTGATCCAAAGCTGGCTGAAGATGGATGCCTTTGCCGATTGGATGGCAGCACCCGTCGGGAATTGGCCGCTTGCACGGATTCCGGCGGCAGACGCAGATCGTCTGAAATCCGAGGTCAAGGTTGCGCTGCTGTCCCAACAAACCGCTGCGAAACAGGAACGCGAGCATCCCGAGTTGCTCGGCCTAGATTATCTGATGGCGCAAGAGGTGATCGATCGAGCCAAGGATCGCATTCAGGATACCGCCAGCACGATGATCTATGTTTATCAGCCGACGGACGGTAACGGCTATGTGCTGGTGGTAAAGGTGACGGTCTCGGGCAAAGGGCTGTTTGTGTCGAGTTTCCGGCGGTTGAGTGCCGATGAAGCAACACGCGACCGAACACTCCGCAGGCTCTTGTCCAAAGAAGGGCGGTGAACAGGTGGCAAGGCCCCGCACCCGGTTTCCCGGAAACCTTGCATGGCGCTCCGATCAATTGATCGTGCTACGGCCGCGAGAATATTACCGTGTCACACCTGCACAGGAAATATAGCCATGTTTACCGTTGAACTCAAGGCCGAGGCCGTGACTGCCGCCCTGACCCGCGCGTCGGAGCAGCTGGGGGACATGACGCCGCTCTTCACCGATATCGGCGAAATCCTTGTGGATTCGACCAAGCAGCGGTTCGGGAAGGGCGAGGCCCCGGACGGCAGCAAATGGAAGCCCAAGTCGCAGGCCACGCTGAACGCTTACGGCGCGCGCAAGTCCAACCGTGTCGATGTGCGCCCGCTCTTCGGGCCGTCAGGCATTCTGTCGGCGCAGATCTTCTCGGAGCCTGCGGCAGATCAGGTCGAGATCGGATCGAACCGGGTCTATGCCGCGATGATGCACCACGGCGGCACCAAGGCCGCGTTCCCGCACTTGTGGGGTGATATCCCCGCGCGCCCGTTTCTGGGGGTCAGCGCCGAGGATGAGGTGAATATCACCGCCCAGATCGCGGACTATCTGTCGGGCGCGCTGCAGCCTTGACAAGACCGCCTGCGGCCAAGCAGGCTTGCACCATGCCCGATGCCTTGCGTCTCCGCACACCGTTGCGGATGTTTTGGCGGGGTCAATCCCGCGATCTTCGGGGGCATGAAAAGCCCCGTTCAACACCCCCTTAAAGACCTGCCAGTCGCGCTTGCCGCGTCGATGGATCTGCCCGAAGGCGATACCGCGCCGGAGTGGGTGCATCTGCTGCCTTCGGTATCTGGCATGATCGAGACCTTCGACGGTCGCGGCCCGTATCAGATCGCCGATGCGGAAGCCGTCATTGCGGCGTCGATGGAATACGAGCGCGGCATCCCGATTGACGAAAACCACGCCACCGATCTGGCGGCACCGAAGGGGCAGGAAGCTCCGGCGCGTGGCTGGATCAAGGAAATGCAGGCGCGCACGGATGGCATCTGGGGCCGGGTCGAATGGACCCGCGCCGGTGCGGAACTGGTGACCGACAAGGCCTATCGGGGCCTGTCGCCGGTGATGATCCTGCATGCCGACAGGAAGACCGTGCGGCTGATCCCGCGCGCAAGCCTCGTAAATTCCCCCAACCTGCGCGGGCTGACCGCGCTTCATCAGGAGCAATCCATGGACCTCACGAAGCTGGCCGAGGCGCTCGGCCTGCCCGCAACCGCGACGCTGGACGAGATGATCGCCGCCGTCGCAAAGATGAAAGACGTCGGCAAGCCCGAGGGTTCGGTCGAACTGGAATCGGCCATGGTCGAAATCGGGGCGGCGCTTGGCGTTTCCGGCACGGATCGCGCGGCCATCGTTGCCGCCGCCAAGGTGAAGGGCGCGGCCCAGCCCGCCGAAATCGCCGCGCTGCAGTCCGAGATCACCACCTTGGCCACGCAGCTGAATGTGCTGACCGAGGGCGGCAAGCGCAGCAAAGCCGAAGCCTTTGTCGACGGCGCCATCGCCCAGGGCCGTGCGGGCGTGAAGCCGATGCGCGACCGCTACATCGCCATGCACATGGCCGACGCGGCCAATGCCGAGGCGCTGATCACCGGCCAGCCGATCCTTGGCGCGGGCGTGCAGGCCCTGTCGACCACACCCGTCCAGCCCGGCGCTGCCCTGACGTCGCTGAACGCCGAACAGGCGCAGGCGGCTGACCTCTTGGGCATCGCCGCCACCGATTACCTTGCGACGCTCAACGCCGAGCGCGCCAAAACGGAGATCCGCGCATGACCGCCTTGGCAGCTGACCGCAATACCCCCGAAGCCGCAGGCACCGAGCGCGTTGGCGTTCTTGGGGCCAGCCAAGCCATCTTCGCGGGTGCCATCCTGATGCGCAACGCATCGGGGCATCTGATCGAAGGGGCTACCGCCACCGGTTCCTTCGGCGTGGGTCGCGCTGAAGAGCGTGGCACCAGCACGACTGCTGGCGTCACCAACCAGCGCTACAGCCCCGGCACCTTCCGCTATGCCAACTCGGCAGCCGGCGATCTGATCGCCACCGCTGACATCGTT